AGCAAATGAAATTAAATTAAAGTTTGATTGTAGTTCTGGTTTTACATCTGAGATGAAATTCAAAAGAAAAACTTTGGGTATCACTCAAGACCAACTTGCAAAAAAAGTTGGAACTTATAAATCAAATATTTCTGTTATTGAATCTGGAAAAATTAAAAGGTCGAAGTATATAGATTTAATTTGTGAAGAGTTACAAATTAGTTGCTAACATAATCTGTTCCATTTACTAGACAGTCGTAACCCTTTTTTTTGTTTGGTATAAATAAATGTTGTACTACATTAAAGAGTCCATTTGTTTTTTCATACACAACTGTAATTCCTCTTTGTGTAGAATCAAAAGCAGAATATAATCCATCTGGCATTTGAGATAAATCACAAAGACATCCGTTACACCATCCACCTAGTAAGCTGCCATCCATTTGTGTTGTGATGAACATATCGAATCTATGATGATGACCAACAATAATATTTCTGTTTGTATAATTTAGATGAACATGAGCAATATGCTTTGGAGTTATAAATCCTCTTTTTTCATGTCCATGCATATAATAAAGTTTTTTATTTTTTGTGTAAGGTGTTTTTCTTTCTAGGATATTAAACTTCCTAAATTCTAAAAGTTCTTTTATTGTTAGTTTGTTTTTAAGAAAAGGTGCAAGAGCAGAACAATGACTCATAATTTTTTTCTGCATCCTCTGTTCGTGATTTCCTTCAAAGAAAACTATATTACATTTTGGTGCAATCTTTCTAAGCTTGTTTAAAAATTGTTGACCCTCAAAAAGTTCTATATCAATACTTGAGTTGTGTAAGTCTGGATTGAAACTTGATAAAGGATAATAGTCTAGCAAATCTCCACCAAGAATAATTGTGTCATTAGAATCTAATTTGTAATCTTTAATAATATCGAAAGCTAAGGTCAAAGCTTTCTTGTCCTCATAGGGTATATGAACATCACTTATAAAAACTGTTCTGCTAAATGTTTTCCTTTTCATCATCCTTATGGAAAAAGCTATTTATAACTTGTAATGCTTTTCCAGTTTTTACATCATTTGGTGTAAATCTTAATACTTTCCAAGATAGTAGCACAGCATTATTGTATTTGTCAATGTCAGAAATAAAACCCGACCCTCTTGTGTGTCGCCCACGAATCCAAACTCCACCCTCAATTTCTATTGCAAGTTTGTTTTCTAAAAATGCTAAATCAAATCTCCATCTTCTTACTGAATGGAACTTATGTTCACGAACTGGTATTTCTGGAAATCCACCAAAATCTATAATCTGACTTAATAAATAATCAGACCAATCTACTTTTGGTTTCTTGACATGAACTGTTGTTGGCAAGTCTGTTTTTGTAGGTCTAGCCATTTTTCAAATCCTTTCTGTCTTTGCTCTGCAATTCTATTTGCTTCACTTTGAGCATCAGCAAGTTTTTCTATCGAATGAGCAATTGCTCTAATTAATTCTGTTTGTCCATTTCCATTTCCGTTTTGTTGTTTCATAACCAACCAGACAATTATTACTAAAGCTGGTGCTTGACTTAACATTGCTACTAATTCAGTTTCCATCCAACATCTCTCTCAAGAATCGATTTTGCTCTTGGCAGTTCTTTAAGTCTATCACAGAATTGATTGCATCCGTATTTTTCATACAAAGATATCCAGATATCTCTGGATTACAGTTTACAAACTCTGAATTGCTATAATTTAACTTTTCTGGTAACTCTCGTTGAAATTTGACTGCTTTAGAGCATGATACAAGCCCTAACAGCATCAAAGTAATGGTAAGGTATACCTTTTTGCTTATCTGCCTTAAATGACCCTTTTCTGTGCTTCTCATGAGATATAGCTTTATGAACCTAATGGATTCCTTGTTTTTGCCCTCATTTCTTCTAATTTAGCTTCCATTACCTCTAACTTCTTATCTAAGATGGTAACTTCCCTCTGTAGCTTCTCAATTGTGTCACTTCCAACTGCTGCTGACACTTGGTCTAGTCTATTGCTGAAAACACCCCAAGCATAAAAGCCACCACCGATAGTCATAACTACTCCAATTATCATTGCATACTTTTGTAATGTTTCTATCATATCATCTTCCTTGTAATCTTCTTAGTTCTTCTTCAAGTATAACTCTTTTAAGTCTTGCTTGTCTAATGCCTTCTTGGTATTTATATACTGGGTCGTTCATTGCAACTTTAACCATTGTATTGTTCCCATAAATTTTTTGGTCTTTATAAATTTCTCTAAGGTCTTGATAAGCATTACCTTTGTAAATTTCTCTATTGTCTGTATAAGATTTGTAATAAGATTTGATATCTACTTGTTGTTGCTCAATTAGTTTAGCTGCAATTATATTTGTTGCTTGTAGTTGTTGCTCAACTGAGTTGACCTTAGCTTTTATTTGACTATCTATTTCTTGAACAGAAACAGTTACTTTTGGTTTTTCTTCTTCCTCATCTTTTGAAGCTATTTGTGGTTCTTCTTCAAACTCTTCTTCTATTGGAGCATCATCCACTACTTCTTCTTCTTTTGCAATTGATTCAGTTGGCATTTCTTCCATATAGGATTCTTCAATAGCAACTTCTTCAGCATCAACGGGTTTATCTTCTTCAACGGGTTCTGTATCTGGTATAATTTCTGGTCCACCAAATGCTTGTAGAATCTCTTTCTCTTCAAATTCCTTATCAAGGTCAGCTTCAGTTTCCTCAAAGATAATTATATCATCTTTAGTTTCGAGAAAAACAAATTCTTCTAGCTTGTAATCTTCTACAACATATTCCATCTTATAATCTTCTTTAATTACCTCTTCCCATTTGTCATCAAATTCTATAGGGTCTGGTTTTGTAAAGTTTTCATAATAGCTTACTGTAAGACTAGGATTTCTCAAATCAGCAGCATTGTGATATGGACTGCCAGTTGATTCGTTAAACTCGAACCTAGCTGTTATCTCGTAGTCTTGTTGACTGTTACCATTAACAATAATAGTGTCAGTATAGTTGTTAAAAGTACAACCATTATAATCAATGCAGTCTCCATCGATTTTTCTTTGCTGAGTAATACTAACCCCATTGTCATCCACCAATGTTTGTTTAATTATAACATTCTGTTCTGTTGTATTCCAAAACCAAATATCAGCTCCTAGTGTGGAACTGAATCCACCATTGATTTCTTCTTTTGTTAGATAATCGTTTAGGTATATAGATGATTCAACATACTTGCTATCTATACCAGCAATAGTTCCATCACCATGTCTACTTGTTTGATTTGTTCCTGTCCAAGAACCATCTGTAAAGTTCGGACTTAGTAAGTTGTCTGTTGTCTGGTCGTATGCTTGAACTGCCCAGACCATTAAGAATAGAATTAATAATAAGTAAAAATATTTAATCATCTCCGTACAAGCCCTCATAGCTTGTATTTATCTTTTGAAATACTGGTTTACCAGCATCTATAAGTTCTCTTTTTCTTAGCTTCTCAATGTACTTCTCATAGTCTGGTCTTTCTATATCATACTTCTTCCATTGTGCTTGAGCATCTTCTCCAATTTTACCTTCAAATGGACATGGTGTTCCAGCATTTTCCATAGCAGAAAATACTCTGTCATCTTGACAAAGAATTGCGATTGATGCAACTCGCATATTATAATCATAAAGAAGTTTAGATAATTTCATCCTTTCGCAGTTAGCATCAGTAATGTAACTTCCTGCTGCAACTCCAAATCCAGTTACTTGAACTGAGCCCGATAATCCTACGATACATAAGTCTTGTGAATAAGAACTCATACTAGGTGCTATTGCTGCATTAACTGGTATTTGATGTGTTTTAGTGCTGTTAGTAGTTGTATTAGTTGTACTGTTGGTCTGTCCACCAGAATAGCTATTAGTCGTGTTTGATGTGTAGCCACCACTAATGCTAGTGTTCGAGCCACTTGTATTGTTTTGAGTTACAGTTGCTAAAGATACCTTACTACTAAATAAAATAATAAGCAAAATCCAGATAAAAATATCGAGATAATTGATAAGTCGCTCATTGTTCATTCCTTATTTTATTAAGTTCTTCAGCTAGAGAATCGTTCTCCTTGTTTTGAATTCTATATTTCCAATCTTTAATTTTTTGTTCTTTCTTTTTTTCGTGTTCAAGTATTGCTACTTTATCTTTTAAGCTAGAGACCTGCTGCTCTAATTTATTTACTCTCCTTTGTTGCATAAACTCTTGGAGGGCAGCAAATCCCTTGCTTAATAAACTTGTTACTATAGAAGAAACAATCTTGCTTATCATTAGTCTTTCTTCTCTTTTAGTATCATAGATACTAAACCTGCAATACCAGCTAATGCTGTAGCAATTGTTTGCCATTCATCTGATGAAATACCAAATGCTAAGGCAATACCAGCTATTCCAGCATAGCTTGATGGTTCTTTTAATCTATCTAATATTGTCCACATAATACTCTCCTTTGTTTAAATTTTACCTAATCCTGCCAAATAGTTAAAGATATAGGTAAGTCCTCATCTCCATCTTGTTGAGTTGAGCTATTTCTGCCTTTATATTGCACATAAGTAGATGCTTGAGTATAAAGGGTTACATTTCTTGCTCTATTATCGCTTTGACCACCACCACCTAAAAATCCACAACTTACTCCATAAGTTCCAGAAAAAACTACACTAAAATTTGTTTGATATTTTCCTAAAGCAAGTCTTGATGTTGAGGTTATATTATATTGACTACCTACCAAAGTTCCAGCACCATCATGACTAAACCATGCTCTTGCCACTCCTCTAAATCTTGGTGTGCCACTTTGTTGTTCTGTCAATGCTTCAAAATTATTTTGCAATGCATTCATAGCACTACTTGTTAAAACTTGACCAGAACTAAAACTAAAAGTTGTATATGCCATTATGCTGTACTCACATCCGTATTAAAAAATATTGCTGTTGCATTTTCTGGGTCGTAATATCCATGACCACTAGAATTAAAAAAATGATGGTAAACATCTACATAAGTTGTATTAGAGTCATAAGGACTAACTCCATATACTACAGTAGCATTTCCGTTTGTTGTTTGATGTGCAAAATGATGTTGACTGTATGATATTACAGTCTTAGAAGATATTGCAAAAGTTGAAGCAGTAAATGAAAAATTAATTCTAAAATTACCTACTCCATTATCTGATACTGAACTTATATTTTCAGAAAAATTAATAGTAGATTCTGAGTAGTTAACAATAGCAAAATGTCTACTATTCATAAATGGAGAATCTGTTTCATCATCTGCAAAAGCTTGAAAAGCAGATGATACTGATGACATTGCACTTGCAGTCAAAGTATCTCTAAATAAAAAGGTTGGTACACTATATGCCATCGGTTGCATATCCTAAAAACCAAATATATTTTGTATTTACATCATTAGTATTTCCAGAATCTGATATTCTAGAATATAAAGTAATACTAGATGTAGTTTTGGTTTTACACATCATATTATAATTTCTACCTTCTATCCCACCTTCTTTTTGTCCTTGATGATTATGGCAGTAACTTGCTGTGGTATAAGGAATTGTAAAGTTAATGGTATATTCTTTACCAGTATAAGTTACGGAGCTTATACCTTCATCATAAACAATAGTTGATATTCCACCTTCACCTATGATATAACAAGATTTAACAGCTCTTCCTCTAAAGAATGGGTCGCTTGAAGTATGACCTGCAGTTTCTGGTGCTTCGGCTATTTCTGCAAAGTTACCAGTTAAATTATTAAGTTGTGTGCTACTAAGTTTTTGACCTTGTGTAAATGTAATATCTTTAAAAGCCATAATCTAAATATAAATCAATTAAGCTAACAATCCAACAGTATTGTCTAATGTTCCTATCTCAGCATCATCTAATTCAAAGATTGTAAAATTAGCTACTGCCAATCCATGACCTACTGATAAATCCATTTCGATTGTTTGCTCTTCTAAGTTTATTTTTTCTCCAATTAAAGTATAAGGTTGGTCTTGTATTCCTAAAGCATCATGAGAAATGTAAATTAAGTCGCCCAATTGTTGTTGTAGATATTTTATTGGTGTTGTTATTGTAATTGCAACTTCTGGCTCTCTTCTTCTTTGTACTATTCTTTGAGCTAGATTTAAAGCTGATGCTGAATTTACATACCAGATAAATTTAGTAGTTGGTTGTTTTGATATTTTACCAAAAGAATTTACTGATGCAGTATTTTCAAAACTGATTGTATTGTTAAATCCTGTTACTGCATTAGAAGTTACTGTAAAAGAAACTGGAACTGTATATTCATTACACATATCAAAAGCATCACCCATTGTTCTAATGTTTATGATGTCACTATCAACAACTGTGGCACTAAAGCTTTCTACACCTGTTATATTTCTAATAAAATAAATTTGGTTATTAGCTTCTACATAAATTGCAGAATCAGTAATTTCAGCAATTGATTGTAAAGCATTTACATAATTTGTTTCATAAGGAAAAAATCCATTTACTACTATTGATTCTGAGCCAAGTGCATTTTTCCAATTAGTAAATGATTCCCAATGTATGTCTGTATTAGCAGTTGATTGTGTATCATCTAAATTAGCTCCATAAGAATTTGTAGTTAAAATATCAAATGTTAAATCAGCTGGATTCCATTCTGAGCCAACATAGCTTATACCTTGTTGTGATGTTACATCAGTAGATATTCTTTGCTCAGATAAAAGTTCCATTTGATTTTTAAATGTTAATGTAGCTTGACCTTCTTCGTAATCAGCACCGGTGAGTTTTCCTTTTCCAATACAAGCAAAATCAATATGACTAGAGTTAAATTGATATCCATAATTTACTTCTCCCTCTTGTCTAAATTTAGTTCTATCTTGGATTATCTCGTTAAATAATTGAGAAGCATTTTCTACATTAATTGTAAAAGATTGTGCTACAACATCTTTATATGTTCTTGAGATTGATGGAAATTGTGTAACTCTATCTGTAAAAATAGAGTTATTAAATGTAAATTGTCTTACGATACTACTTGGATTTGTTAATGCTTGTTTCTCTAAAAAGAATGGTGTTAATTCGTGTCCTAGTCTACATTCTGACCTTACAACAGTTGCTAAATCTATTGAGCCGACTTCAGTTAAGAAGTCTACTCCAGTCATTGTTAATGTTTCTGCTGATACTGCAAGTGTCATAGAGCCGACTGTAGTTTCAAAGTCGACACCATTCATATCCATTATTGGTGCTGGAGTTAATATGTTATAAAGTTGATACGGGTTATTTCTCCATGCTGTATCACGGATAACCTTATGTTGCTTTGTTAAAGGTAAATAATGCTGAAATCCAGCTTGTCTATGTATAGTTGTTGCAAAACTTCCAAGCATAGATTAATTATATCCTAGTAGTTTAGAATTGGGTAATTTCAAATGGTAAAGTAGGTCCAGTTCCAGAACTTAATACTACTGTAATGCTGAAGTTCTTGTTTGTGTGCATAGGTGGAACATAGTATAAAGGTTCAGTTTGAACACCACTAAAGTTGTCTTGGGTTACAGTAATTAATCCAGAAGCTACTATTGTGCAGTTATTAACATTAATGTTTATATTAGCTCCAGATACCATTGGAGTTAAATCTATTAATGCAGAATAAACACCTGCTGTTGCAGTAGAAAATACTGTTGTTGTTCCACTTATTGCTAGATTCCCTGTTGCTACTACTGTTTGTGGCATTATTTATCTCCTAAATCATTATCCCATATTGCTTTAAGTTCTTCAACTGTAGAAGCTGAATCTATCTCTGGCTTAGATGGAAAATCTCTTAACTTATTTTTAGTTGCTACTATTGCAGAAGTATCTTCTCCTGCTTCTTGTGCTTTCATATATTGAATATCTAACTCTGCAAGTTTTGGTGTTCTAGCTATTCTTATTTTATCTCTCCAGACATCTCGGGCTTTTTCCATATCTATTGTTGGATTCATGTCTGCATCACAAGACCAAGCATTTCTAAATGCATTATCAAGAGAATCAAGCTCTGTATTTTCTATAATTGCTGCACCTTCTGGACAATCTTTTGCAGCTATTTCCTCAACTGTTAGTCCACAGTTTTCTGCTGGTACACATACTGCCATGATTCCGTTTTCTTGATTATAAATAATAACCTTGCTCATATTTAACCTTTAGGATATTTATCCTTTACTGCTTTTATTGTTGTTTTCCAACCATCAATACCATTGTGGTACAAATCATCCAATTGCTCCACAATACTTGGATATTCTTTTTCCCTATCTCTTTGATATTGCTTTGCATCATAATCTGCTTGAAGCTCTGCTTGTTTTGCAGTTATCTGGTCATTGGTAATACTGTTTGGGTTACCATCATGCCATGTAATACCATCTAAACTTTCGCCAGTAACACTCACTTGTGCATTTGGGTCTAAAGCTAAAATTGCTGATATTATATCTGCCATAATTTATCTCCTTTTATCCTGCTATCTCCATTAATGTTAAGGTTGTTGCACCAGTAAAACCTGTGTTTAAACCTCTACGATTAATATACATTGTTGTTCCACTTGTTACTACTTTCAATTTATAAGTTAATTGAGATGTGCTAGATGGACTGTCTACATATGCAGCACACATGGACAGCATTCCATTATTATTGGTAGCATCACCTGTATTTATAAGAGCAGATGTGATTCCACCAGTTGGCAATCTAGTTGAATCTCTATCAACAAAAAATGAAGCATCACCATTTTGAGTATTTGTAAAAGGTATTATGGCATGAACATAAATTTTACTTGATGTTGAAGATGGTGTTATATCAGCAGTTAACAAGTCTGCTGCCGTTGCACTATTATGTGTTGATTGTGTAGTATTTACTGCATTAACAACTTGTAAAACTTGACCAGGAGTTGCTAATTTAGAACTTACAATACCAGCAGTATCAGCTATCTTAGCATTAGTTACTACTCCATCTTCTAATTCATTTGTACCAATTCTTTGAACACTACCTGCTACTGCCATTATCTTTGTAACTCCATTAAAACTATTTCGCTTTGACAACATCCTGCAAATAAATTATCTCCATCATTTTCTGACCTGTTGACATAAACTACACCAGCACCACCAGCAGTATAAGGATTTTTGCCCTGTATCTTATAAATAATTTCATTTGTAGTTGCTGGATTGTCTATGTAATGTCTATTTAAACAATGTTGTCTATATATCATTGCACTTATTGCTGTAAAAAATCCACCTGCAAAAGCATTAACATTATTACTGCCACTATTACCTGTGCCACTTCCTATTTCTACTGCATCTCTTAATAATCTAAAAAAAGGATAGCCATCATTTAGTCCACCACTCCAAATTGTTACATGGATTAATATTTCAGATGTTGCACTTTTTGGTGTTATGCCAGCACTTAATCCAATATCTACATAAGTTGAAGTATTGGATGAAGCAAATTTTGTTGTTAATTGTCCTCTTACAACTTGTAAGATTATGCCTTGTTCAACTAATCCTTGTAATGCCATCTTACACCTTCAATATGAATGGGTCTGAAGTTTCAAAATTAACAGTTACAGTTCCACCATCTGGTATCGCTGGAAAACCCACTCCCTCTGATTGAATAAATATTAACGGGCTTGTTGATGAATCAGCAGTTGATACAAATAAAACAACTCCATTTATTTCACTATTTACTGCTACAGATTCTATATCTAAATTATCTGCTGCTACTCTACCACTTGCAACTGCGACATTAGATAATGAGCTAGTTGCTATTTGTGCTGCAACTGGAATATCTGCAAGTGTAGAATGTCCAGCACTAAATGTATATAATGTGGTATTTACAAGTGTTACACCTAGAGTTACTGATGATAAATCAACACTTCCTACTGCTAGATATTGTCTTGCTGAATCGTAAACATGAGCCATTACTAAATCTTACCTCTTTATTCTATATGTGTAAATATTTGACCAGCTACAGATAAATTAGCTCTTATACCTGCTGTTGAGCTAAATAATCTTACTGTGTAATTTTCTGGCAATAATACGTTAGGACTAAAAGCAATTGTGCTTGCTCTTAATGCTGCCTCGTTTTTATCTAAATCTATTTCAACAATTGTTGCTATTGGATTTTCAGAACCATTGAAAATTTGCACTTCTGCTGTTCCACTTCCTGTTATTGAATATGCTTGTAAAAAGATAGATGTCATATAAAAATGTTTTGAACCATAAGAAGCTACAATAGTTGTGCTATTTACAGCTACTCCATTTGCTCCAAAGAAATTATTAGGTTCAGAATAAGCTGCTGCAAAATTACGAATATAGTTATCTAGCAAATCTACAGTATCAGTTCTGTTATTTATATGAGTTAAGTTTTGTTCTTTTGCATTTAATGTCATATCGTTTCCAAAGTAATTGTACCAGAATATAATTGCCTAAAATAAGGTTGAACAAATCTGGTAAATGAATCAGTAGTTCCTGTAATCCTCACATTATAATAACTATTAGCAAATGTATCATCTTCTATAAATCTTAAATCTGCTCCAGATTCAAACCAACTGTTTACTAAACTTCTATCAGATGAATTAACAAAAGTTGCTGGTAATTGAAAACTATTATAGCCACCTGCTGGTGTTATATATGTAAATAAACTTCCACCTTTTGTTCTTATATCTCTTTTATCCAGATTTCTCTGGAACTCATATCCATAGCCAACAATATTATCTAATGTTATGTAACTTGAATTTGGTATTCCCAAAAGCATTGCCATTATCTTGCACCTCTAAAATTAAGAGTAGTTGTTTGACCAGATTTACCAAGATTATTTAATGCTGGTAATATTTTAGTTTGTGCTAAGTCTACCCAAAAACTCATTGGCTTATCAGTAAGTGCTTTATCAATTGTTGCATAAGGCATAATATTTACTACTCCAATTGATTGTGTTCCCATTTGACCATTTGGCACTATCTGCCCATTTTGACTTGGTACAAATAACTCTGGTCCTTCTTCTCCAACTATGTAAGGTAATCCACTAGATACCGGACCACCACTTGCAAGTCCCGGTACAACACTTTTCACAGCACTACCAATTCCACTAAGTAATCCTTTACCAGCTTTTTTAGCCGCATCTAAAACAGCTTTTGCTAATTTATCTAATCCTGCCGACATTGTTCCAGACAAGTTTCCTAAGCCACCATCCATAATTGATGATAAAGAACCTAAATCACCACTTAATATTCCAGACATATCTGTTAAATTTACACCAAGCTTATTTCCTAAATCTGAAACTCCACTAACAAATTTGCCACCTAGTTTTTTACCTAAGTTATCTATTGTTGGTCCAAATGCTTCTGAGAGTGTAGTTGTAAAACCCGGTGGTATACCAAAAGCCATTCCCCCTGCTGCAATTGCTGAACCAGAAAAACTACCACCACCTGCACTACCAAACAATGCACCAAGTCCCGACCCACCAGTTAAAGTATCTATAACACCCGGTGATGCAAAAGAACTTGTTGGTATATCTCCAGCTCCAATTTTTAATTTTGATTTTTTACTTTTACTTAAATCCACACCAGGTATTTCTGT